TAACTCTTTCAGACGCAAACGCGATTATTGAAGGACTTGTTCTTGATGATGATGTTGCGGCGTGGGATGGTTCGTCAAATGATAATAAAAATCGCGCACTTTATACGGCAACTGTAAGGATTGATCGCGAAAGATTTCTTGGGGCAAGAGCAACAGATACACAGGCTTTACAATGGCCACGAACAGGAGTTAGAAAACCAGACACTTATATTAATACTTATGCTGTTGGATTCCCTTTTCGTATTTCAACAGATTATTTTACAGATACAGAAATTCCAGATCAGGTCAAAAGAGCGCAGGCAATATTGGCTGTCTATTTGAATAATAATAGAGATGGTTTAGGATTAAGTGGACTAGAAGATTTCTCAAATGTTCAGGTTGGCTCGGTAAATGTTACGCCTAATTTTTATGGGTCAGTTGGCGCTGATCGCGTTCCGCCATTATTTGAACGCTATTTCACAGGCTTGCGTATAAGTGGGCCTAACAACATTGCAATTAAAAGGAGTTAATTTCTTATGTACAACGCAGACCCAGATTACACACTTGGCGGTGAGCTAATCACAGACACAGCCGCACATACAGGGAGATTCAAAAGTATTTTTTTTAAAGAAGATACACAAATCAATACAGCTTCCCATAACTACACAGGAAATAGTATTGATAGTGAAACTTTTCTTGCGGGTCAAACCATCTATGGAGTTTTCACAAGTATTACTTTGACAAGTGGTGCTTGCATTGCTTATAGAATCTGATGGGAATATCTTCTGCAATAAAAAAAGTTTTAACAAATAAAAAACTCTCAGCTGATATTACTTTCAGGTCTGTTTCTGCTGGTTCATATAATACGACCACAGGTGTTATTACAGAAACAAATACTGATACAACTATTAAAGGTGTTTTAGAAGATATAAATTTACGCGAAGTAAATGAACTAATCGAGGCAACAGATAAAAAAATTCAAATCGCTGCGGCTAGTCTTTCTTCAACACCAACAACAAAAGATAAAGTTATTGTCGGTTCTGTAACTTATTCAATTATCAGAATTGAAACAAATCAATTTGCTAATGAAAAACTTTCCTTTGTTTGTTATCTAAGAACATGAGAAAAATTCGAATAGATCAAATAGGAGATTATTCAGAAGAACAAATAAATACTTTGTTGTCCGTTACTGTTTTGACAGGAGATCGAATTGTTAAAGAAGGCTCGCCTGTAGATACAGGAAGGCTTGCAGTTTCTTGGCAGATAGGAGAAAACGCAGAAAGCGGCGCACCCGCCCCAGAAGGCAAATATGGCGCTTCTGGTAAAGGAACCGTAGTCAGACCACCAAAGCCTTTAAATTATCAATTAGGAAAAGAAAATTTTAGAAAAAAATATAATATTCATAATAATGTCCCTTATGCTGAACCTGTTATGTTTGGAACAAGTTTGCCGCCGTCTTGGGGTGGTGTTTATAGAAGTAATCAAGGCTTGAGTGCAAAACACCTTGATCTGTTGGCAAAAGAACTTGCAAATGAAATTCAAGACCTTTATAACCAAATAAAAGGAAAATAATGGCCGCAATAGATTTAAATACAGTAAGAGCAGCAATCGAAGCAAGAGTCGCGACAGAGCTTGCCAGTAGCCCCGCAATCCCTGTTGTTTTTCATAATATGTCGTTTGATAGTAATACCGTTACAAGTTTTGTTCAATGCCTTACAACATTCGGCGAAAGTAATTATTTAACTTTGGGTAATGCAAGTGGAACAAATCAAGTAAATGGAATTGTTGTTTTTAATATCTTTACACCGCAGGGAATAGGTTCAGGAGATAATTATACAATTGGTAAAAGGTTGCGGGATTTATATAATCGAATTACAGTTTCTAATGTAATCTTTGACAGCCCAATAGGGCCTGAAGTCATTGGTTCAGCTAACCCAGAAGGGCAATTCCAAACGCAATTGCGTATGACATTTGAAATTTTTGAGGAACTTTAATCATGCCAAAACTTGTAATTACTGAAGAAATGCTTGACGCAATTGAAGCCGTCAAAGGTGTAAGGGATGCTAACTATTGGGATCCAAATTGTAAAAGATATATGGAGAGTCAACAAAATCCTAAAAAAGATGTAAAAAAGACTGAAAAGGGTTAATATATTTATTAACAGTTCTTTTTTTTGTTATGGCTGCTTTAAAAGGCGATGTCGGTAAAATAATGTTCCACAATGCTGCTGGAACAGAAGCTGATATATCAGGTTTAAGAAATTGGTCTTTATCTATAACTAAAGACACGCAAGAAACAACAATCATGGGAGATACATCAAAGACTTTTGTTGGTGGTCTTATTTCTGGTGAAGGTTCAGCAACTTTAATTTATGACAATGCTGGAAACTCAGACTATCTTGCATTAGTTGAAGATGTATTAACTACAGGTGATGCTGGTGACGCACTATTTGAATTGTTCCCAGATAGTTCAGCAAGTTCTAAAAAATTTGGCTTTTCTGGAATTGTTACAAATGCTGAATATGGTGCAACACTTGGCGAAATTCAAGAAATTAATATCACCTTCCAAACTACAGGTGCAATAACTTCTGATATCTGATACATTGGGTTTATTAGTCTACTAATTAAACTAAATGCCAAACAAAAGAACAATCGACCTGTTAACTGAATCTTATAAAGATCAGATGACAGCCAGACGTAAATATGAATTTAAAGACGCTAACGGTGTTGTAAAAGCTAATTTATACTTTAAGCCATTAACAAGAGAAGATAGAGTTCGCGCTCAAGCTGCCGCAGGCACAGATGACGCTTTAACAATATCAACATATTTACTTTGTAAAAATGCAGAAAATGAGGATGGAACAAAAGCGTTCAGTCCCGCAGATGCGCCAAACCTACAAAGAGAACTTCCAGAAAATGTATTAAACGAAATCGAACTTTTTATGTTTGATATAAAATTAAATATTGATACAGCAAAAAAATAATATTGCGAGATAATTGGTTCAATTTTGAATTTTTTCTCGCAACAGAATTAGGTAAAACTATTCAAGAATTACGTTCTTTAATTACAGAAGAGGAACTGATATATTGGGCTGGCTATTATGAAGTTAAGAATGAAAGAGAAAAAAGAGAATTAAATCGCCAAAGAGCAAATAAAAGGTAATATATAAGAAAAGGTTTTGTTGATTTGTGGCACAGGCTAATGTAAAACTTACAGTTGATGCAACGCAGGCCACAAGAGCATTACAGGGCGTTCAAAATAAGACTACTCAATTAAATGGTGGCTTAAATAGAATTAAGACAGCTATAGCGGGAATAGGTCTTACAGTTTTAGCAAGACAAGCAGTAAGGACTTCAACAAGTTTTGAAAAACTTAACGTAAGACTTAAGTTATTATCAAAAAGTAATTCAGATTTTGCAAAATCACAAAAAATCGCAGCTGAAGCACAGAAAGCCTTTGGATTAAGTGCAACTGAAGCACTTGAAGGAGTTACAGATATTACAGCAAGGTTAGCCCCACTTGGAACATCAGTTGAAGATATCAAGACTGTATTTTTTGGATTTAATACGGCTGCAAAATTAGCGGGTGCTTCTGCCGTAGAATCATCAAACGCATTTAGGCAATTAGCACAGGCTTTAGGTTCTGGAAGACTAGCAGGCGATGAATTTAGAAGTATATCTGAACAAGTGCCAACAGTTCTTGCCCCAATAGCAGAAGAACTTGGAGTTACAATAGGACAACTTAAGAAACTTGCTGCTGATGGCGCTTTAACAAGTGATGTTGTACTTAGAGCTTTAGGAAGAATCGGGAAAGAGGGAAGCGGATTTTTAAAAGAATTACTTGCAAATGACCCGACACAAGTATTTAAAAATTTGAGCAATGAAACAGAAAACTTATCAAGAGCTTTTGGTGATTTATTAAAACCGGCAGTCTTGGAAGGCACAAGACAACTTACAAGATTTGTTGAAGCTACAACTAATTTTATAAATTCTGATGCTGGTAAGGCATCATTATTAATTGGTGGAATTGCTTTAGGGGCAAAAGCTGTGGCATTAGCATTACCGATAGCTGGCGCTGCTGTAGCTGCGGTTAATTTAAAAATTATTGCTTTAACATCATCTTTGATGGGTTTAAAGATCGCTTTAGCTGGAACTGGTATTGGGTTATTAGTCATAGCTCTTGGAGGGCTTGGAACTGCATTTTTTAAAGCTAGAGGAGAAGCAAAAGCGTTTCAAGATTTAATTAAAGAGGGAGGGGAAGAAGATGTTGTAAAAGCAATTAAAGCACAAGAAAAAGCCGTCAACGATTTAAATAAGGCACTTCAAAAAGCAAGAGGAAATGCGCAAAGAGGAGCGCAAAGAAAGTTAGAAGAAGCACAAGCAGATTTAGACGCACTTCAAACAAGATTAAATACATTAGAAGTAGAAAAACAAATCACAGAAGAAAAACAAAAACAAAATGAAGCAAGTAAAAAAATTCAAGAAGAACAGAAAAAACAGGAAGAACAAACAAAAACACTAAAAGAAAAATATATGGAAATAGGAAAATCTATTGAAGATGGTGTTGTGCAAAATCTTACTGATGCGGCAATGGGAGCGCAAACTCTTGGACAGGCTGCAATAAGTGTCTTAAATGATTTGAAACGTAAACTTATAGAAGTTGCAATTCAGCAAGCGGTTACTGGTTTAGGAAATTTTTTAGGAAATGCACTTGTCGGTCTTTTTACAGGTGGACGAAGTGCAGCGACACAAACTCCAACCCTTACTCCACAACAACAGGTAGCTCGTTTTACTTTTGGCGGTGGTTCTGCAAGGGCATATGGTGGGCCAGTTTCTGCTGGTGGAGCTTACTTAGTAGGAGAAAGAGGGCCTGAAATTTTGCAAATGGGTTCAAGAGGTGGCAATATTATTCCAAACAATGCAATCGGTGGAGGCAACACAACAAATAATATGATTACTGTAAATGTTGATGCTTCTGGTACTTCTGTTCAAGGTAATGGATCTGCAGCAGATCAACTTGGACAGCTTATCGGTGGTATAGTTCAAGCTACACTGGTAGAAGAATCAAGGGCTGGAGGTTTACTAAATAGATAATGGCTACATTTCCTTCAATAACTCCTGTTTATGGGATGAGAAAAAGAAGCAAACCTAAAATTAAGGTTTCGCAGCTTGGTGATGGTTATGAATTTAGGGCTTTATTAGGGCTTCCATTATCTCAAGATCCTAAAGTATATGATTTGACTTTTAACGTATCTGAGACTGAATCAGATGTCATTGAAGCGTTTTTAAGAAGTAGAGTAAACGATCAGGCAAGCTTTACCTTTACACCACCAGCAGAAGGATTTAGTGCAAAGACAGGTACTTTTGTTCAGTCAAATGGGAGTGGGTCTGCTGGAACAATTATTACTGTTACTTTTGCAAATCATGGTGTAGCGATAGGGGATATATTGACAGTTGATTTTAGTTCAGGGCCAACTGATGGAGCTTATGCTGTTGCTTCGTCTGCTGATTCAAATACTTTTACACTTACTTCTACTGCTGATGATAGTGCGCTGGTTACTGTTGCAACTAATGTTGATTTCACATTGTCTGGTGCTGGACAGTATGTTTGCGATTCTTGGACAAAATCAATTCCTTATAACAACAGAGCAATTATAAATACTACTTTCAGGGAGGTTTTTGAACCATAAATGGGAAACCCGATACCAGAACTACAACAACTTACAAACAAATCAATTATTGAGTTATTTTCTGTTGAATTAAAGCCCGATGTTCATTACACCAAAGTTGAAAAGGCAAATTGTGCATATATACAAAGCAATGACATAATTACAATTTCACTAAACGCACATGGTTTAACAGTTGGCACGATTTTAACTTTAGATTTTCATTCTGGTGGGGCTGCTGATGGGATTTATACCATACAAACTGTTCAAACAAATACTTTTACTGTAAAAGCTACAGTTTCACAAACTATTTCTGGTAGTAATACTGTTTCGTTTAATGTAAATTCAGTAGCTGCAAATCCTACTGTTTATCTTTTTCATGCTGGTAATAATATGAAAGATAGCGGTGACATAATATGGCAGTCTAATACATACACAAGAATGCCTTGTAAGGCAGAGGGTTTTAAATATACAGGTAAGGGTAAGCTACCAAGACCAACAATTAGTTTTTCTAATTTATTAGGTACGATTACAGCAATAATACAACTTACAAATAATGCTACAATTCTGCCCTTTACTGATCTTGCTGGTGCAAAAGTAACACGCAGAAGAACACTTGCAAGGTTTTTAGATGAAGAGAACTTTCCATCAAATGTAAATCCATATAAGGTTGGCTCTGTTGACCCTACTGCTGAAATGCCACAGGAAATTTACTTTATAGATCGTAAAGTTATAGAAAATAGAGACATTGTACAGTTTGAATTAGTTTCAACTTTTGATTTAATAGGTATAGCTGCACCCAAAAAACTGGTTACAAGAGAAGATTTTCCGGGTGTTGGTACATTTGTTAATTTTTAACTATGAGTTGGAAAGAGTCTTTTAAAAAATATGCAAAAAAACAAAATCCTAATGAAGCCTGTGGTTTGCTTGCAATTATAAAAGGCAAAGAAACTTTCTGGCCTTGTAAAAATTTGGCAGAAGGTCAGCATGAATTTTTTATGCTAGACCCTGATGATTGGGCAGATTGTGAAGATACTGGTGAGATTATGGGTGTAATTCATAGCCACCCAAAAGGAGCAGCTACACCATCAGAAACAGATAAAGCAGCCTGTGAGCATTTAGGTTATCCTTATTACATTTACAGTATTGAACATAATCATTGGGAATGTTTAGAGCCTTCTGGCTGGAAAACACCTTCATTAATTGGACGCAGATTTATATGGGGCAAGCATGATTGTTGGTCTGTCGTGTCGGATTGGTATTTAGAAGTTAAAAAAATAAAACTTATGGATTGGAAAAGACCAAAAAGAATAAAAGACTTTTTAAATAAACCACAGTTTGAAGAAGCACTTCCACAGGGTGGTTTTGTAAAACAGCCTACAAATAATGATGTACAAGTTGGTGATGTATTGCTGTTTAGATCAATTACAGGGAATTTAGATCATGTTGCAGTTTATATTGGCGATATGATGATTTTGAATCATAATATAAAGGCTTTGAGTTGCAGAGAGCTTTTTGACTTAAGATACCAACAAGCACTTAATGCTGTATATAGATATGAACCTTAAAAAAATAAAAGTATATGGAAAGTTAAGGCAGTTTTTAGGACAATCGTATTTTGAAGCTGCTGTAAAATCACCACAACAGGCAATAGCTTTCTTAAAGGCAAATTTTGAAGGTGTTGAGAAACATATGAATGATCAGTTATATAAAATTAAGATGGGTGGTCGTGTTGTTACAGAGGAATTTCTTACAATGTCAGGTCAGGGCGATATTCAAATTATTCCAGTTGCTACAGGTGCATTACCAGCAGTTGGTGGTTTGTTACTTACAGGTTTTGCTACTGAAATAGGAACCTTTGTTGCTGGTTTTACAGCATTTAAAGCTGCTGCTATAACATCAGTTATTTCAACAATTGGAACTGCTTTAATATTGCAAGGGGTCACAGATTTAATAGCCCCAACACAACCAGCATCTAATATATCTCAAGTAGGTGATACTGACCCAAGTATTAGAGGCTCTTACAGTTTTAGTGGTATTCAAAACGTGGCAAATGCTGGTGTCCCTATTCCTATTATTTATGGAAGTGTTTTTACAGGTTCAGTTATAATTTCAGCAGGGTCTGATACAGCACAAGTAAAACGCTCTACAACAAATACACTAACTTAAAAAATGCCTAGATTAGTTGACGATCAGTTATTTGGAAGAGAACCAAATATTGTTGACCCTGATCTTATTGAGGGGGGTTTAAGAAGTAAACAGTTTGCAACGATATTAGATTTACTTGGGTACGGTGAGATTCATGGTATAGACGATCCAGAAGGTGACGGGACAAGTACATTTAGAAAAAATATTTTTTTAGACGGAACACCAATACAAAACGCTGATGGAACAGAAAATTTTACAGATGTAGAAGTACATATTAGAAATGGAACATCAACTCAAAACGCTGTTCCTGATATTAATGGAGTCGAAAGCACTATTCCTGTTGGGGTAGCTCTTACAAATTCACCTTTCACTACTACAAAAACAGGAACTTATACTCTTGCAGGGAGTGGTGGACAAACAGTAAGTGGTGTAACTCTTGGCCCAAACCAGATGCTTGTAGAAATTTCAAGTCATGGATATTCTGTTGGGGAAGTAATCCACTGGGAAAATACAACTGCAACTGCAACTGTTCAAACAGATAACCCACAAACTCAAAATATTCTTTCTGTTCCTGATAGTGGAAAATTTGTTGTCAATACAACTTTTGAGGACACTTCATTTCAAAATGGAGCTTGTGAGGTAAAGACAAGTGTTGGTCTGTCTAGATCAATTACAAATACAAATGTAAATAAAGTTAGAGTGACAATGCAGTTTCCATCTTTGCAGGAGTTTAAAGATGATGGAGATATTATTGGTGCAGAGGCAAAAATTTCAATAAGAATAACAGAAAATAATGGAAATATAAGAAATCCTGTAATCTTAGATGTCACAAATGGAAGAGCTACAAGTCCATACCTTAAAGATTATGAAATAGAATTTTTTACAGAGGCAAAATATTTTGTTACAGCTGGTGTCATTTCAATTCAGCTTGAAAATCATGGTTTTTCTGTTGGTGACAGTTTAGAAGTAGATTTCAGAGAAGGTTTATTAAATGGTGAGGCAGTAACAACAACAGTTTCATCTGTAACTGATGCAAATAATTTTGTACTTACGGTAAGTCTTCCAAATACAGCATTTGGACATATTGATGGGCAAATAGTTCACATTACAGATCAATTACAATATCCAATTGTATTAAGTGTTATCAGAAATACAGCAGATTCAACTGACAGTAGACTGCAAAACAGTACTAACTGGTTGTCATATACAGAAATCCAAACAGATACTAGTACATATCGAGGGTTTGCATATGCAGCGATAAGGTTTAATGCTCAAGAATTTCAGTCGTATCCAAAAAGAATGTATCGTGTCAAAGGTACAAAGGTAAAAATACCCGCTACAGATAGTAACGGTCTTACACCAATAGTAGTTCATGACCAAGCACAGGCAGATAGTTTAGGGCTTGCTGGTGATATTAATGGTTTTGGTTTTATACATTATCCATCTGGCTATCAATTTAATGGTACTTTTAAAGCAAATAAAGAATGGACAAGTGACCCTGCTTGGATTTTATACGATATTTTAACTACAGATAAAGGATTTGGTGGCACAGAAGGTTTTATTAAAGAAGATCAACTAGATGTATTTTCATTTTATTCAGCAAGTGCTTATTCAAGTACTTTAATTTTTGATAGATTAACACAGACAACAGAGCCTAGATTTAGTTGTAATGTAGTTCTTAATAAAAAAAATGATGCCTATACCTTAATTAATGACTTATGTTCTATTATGAACGCTATGCCTTTTTATGGTGTTGGTACATTACAGATTGCACAAGATCGTCCAACAAATACAACCACAAATGAATCAGAACCACAATATATTTTTAATCTTTCAAACGTAACAGAAGAAGGTTTTACATATCAAGGTTCAGGTAATAGAACAAAATTTACTGCTGTTGAAGTGTCCTACTTTGATAATGAAACACAACAGATAGATTTTGAAAGAGTTAATATGGATTCTAATACTACAGATAGATTAGGTTTTGTTAGAAAGACATTAAAATCTTTTGCCTGTACTTCCAGAGGTCAGGCAAATAGATTAGGTCGGTGGTTTTTATATTCGCAACTCTATGAAGCTGAAGTTGTTTCATTTACAACAACACTTGAAGCTGGTGTAATTGTAAGACCCTCAACAATTATAGGGATTCAAGACCCTGTAAAGTCTGGTGTTCGCAAAGGTGGAAGAATAAAAACAGGCGTATCTACTACACAAATTGTTGTCGATAGAATGGATATTGAGGGTAACGACTTATCACATGGCACTGGTTCAACCTTAAGTGTAGTTTTATCTGATGGAACAACTGAAAGTAGAACCATATCAACTATAGATGGCACTACAATTACTGTTTCATCAGCCTTTTCTTCAGTTCCTCAATCAAATAGTGTTTATGCAATAGAAAGTTCATCTGTGCAATTGCAAATTTTTAGAGTTATTTCTATTGAAGAAAAAAATGATTGTCAATATACAATTACTGCTCTATTTCATCAACCAGATAAATATGATTTTGTAGAAAATTTAGAAGTACCACAAACAAGAAATATAACAACTATTTTAAAAGAAAAACCAGCACCTAGCAATTTAACTGCTTCGGAACAAATTGTAGCTTTAAATAATCGTGCTGTATCAAAAATATTTGTAAGTTGGCAACCAGTACAAGGTGTAAAAGAATATTTATTAGAATTTCAAAGAGACAATGAAAATCCGCAAAGTGTAAGATTATCAAGGCCTAGTTTTGAATTATTTGAATCAGAGTTAGGAACATATACTTTTAAAGTTAAATCATATAATGCTTTAAATAAATTAAGCAGACTTAGTTCAGATTTCGAATTTAAAGCAGTAGGAAAAACTGCACGACCTTCAGACGTACAAAATTTATCTATTGAAACTATTGATGAACATTTTGTAAGACTTAAGTTTGATGCTTCGCCAGATGTTGACGTGATACATGGTGGAAATGTAGTTATTAGGACTTCGAGTAATGCACAGGGAACTGGAGTTTTTGGTAATGCAAATACCCTTGCCATACTTTCAGGAAATGTTACTGAGGCAATTGTTCCTAATATAGGAAATGGCGAATATATTTTAAAATTTCGTGATGATGGTGGGCGTTTAAGTGAAAATGAAGCCTCTGTAATATTTAACACACCGATACCATTACCTAAAGTTATTGTTCTTGCAGATAGAGAAGACCTTGATACCCCTAAATTTGGAGGAGCAAAGACAAATTGTTTTTTTAGTGATAGTGTTAATGGTTTAGTTTTAGACTCAACAACATTATTTGATTCTGTTATAGATGTTGATCAGATTTCAGATTTTGATTTTAGTGGTCCTGTTACAAGTTCCGGTGTTTATGAATTTGCAAATACTTTAGATTTAGGAGCTAAACAAGACCTTAATTTAACAAGACATATTGTTTCACAAGGATTTCTTCCTAATAATTTAATTGATAGCAGAACAGGTAATGTTGATACATGGACTGATTTTGATGGTGTTAAAAGTGAAGATGTTGATGCTGAACTATTACTTGCACATACTGATTCAGATCCAGACACATCTGTTAGTGCTACCTATGCACAAAGTGGAACAACCATAACAATTACAAAATCTTCACATGGGTATAGTGCTGGCAATTTTGTAACTGTTGATTTTACAAGTGGTAATGGTGTTGATGGTGATTATGAAATTAAAACAGTACCAAATTCAAACACATTTACATTGACTGCTTCAGCAAGTCAAACAACAAGTGGAAACTGCAACTATAGTGCAGAGTTTACAAAATTCATTCCTTTTGTTAATTCTACTTATACAGCAAGAGGGTTTAAATTTAAATTAAATATGACAAGTAATGATCCCGCACAATCAATAGAAATTGAACAACTTGGATATACAGCAGAATTATTTAGTAGAACAGAAACAAGTCTTGGAAATTCTGGTGCAACAAATGGACTTATTGCATCTGGAACTTCTGCAAAAACAGTAACTTTCACAGACGCATTTTTTACAGGCCAAGCAAATACAAGTATTCCAGCAAATGCCCTAAGGCCATCTGTAGGAATTACAATTGAAAATGCAGAAGCTGGTGACTTTTTCTTTTTTACAGCTATTTCTGGAACTGCATTTACAATTGAAGTAAAAAACAGAGATATATCAGGTAATACAACTTTTGTTAATAGGAATTTTAAATATTCTGCAACAGGTTTTGGGCGTGGTAGTTAATTTCAAAGTAGGATATACTTAAATAAAAAATTAGGTTAGACAATGGCTCAACATGATTACGTTATAGACAACTCCACTGGAGCAAACGTGAGAGCAGACATAAATAACGCACTATTAGCAATATCTTCAAATAACTCTGGATCTTCAGCACCCTCTACAAACTACGCATTTCAATATTTTGCTAATACTTCAACAAATGTTATGCAGTTCAGAAATTCTGCAAATAATGCACATATAAATTTATTTAAACTTGACACTGGTGGTCCAGCATTTCCAGCCAATGGAACTATAGCTGGTTTAACTATTGGTGGAGGTACTAACAATGTAGCTGGTAATACTGCTTTTGGTGAAGATGCTTTAGATGCTTCTGTTACGGGTGCAAATAATGTTGCTATTGGTAAAAGGGCATTAACAACAAACACAAGTGGCGCTCAAAATATTGGTGTGGGTGTAGAGGCTTTGAAAGTAAACACTACAGGAGCTAATAATACCGCCTTAGGACACGCTTGTTTACAAGCAAACACTACTGCAGATAATAATACGGCTGTAGGAAAAGGAGCATTAGCAGCAAACACAACAGGAACGAGAAATACTGCTATTGGGTCTTTAACTTTAGATGCTAATGAGACAGGTGATGATAATACAGCTATTGGACAATTTGCAATGTCAACAAACACAACTGGAAGTGATAATACTGCGCTGGGCGTTAATTGTCTAGATGCAAACACAACAGGAGCTAGAAATACTGCTATTGGAATGAATACACTTACTGCAAACACGACTGCAAATGATAATACTGCTGTGGGACAGGCTGCAATGTTTCTTAACGAAACGGGAACGGACAATACAGCAGTGGGTAAAAGTGCTTTAGATGCAAATGTATCAGGCAATTATAATACGGCTGTAGGAAAAAATGCATTAACAAGCAGCACAGCTAATTATAATACTGGCGTTGGTTATAACGTTTTGGGGGCGTGCACAACTGGTGCTGGTAATACTGCCGTAGGTTATGAGGCTCTTGAGGAATTTACTACGACAGGAAATCATACAGCTGTTGGTTTTAGATCTTTATATAATGTTACTTCTGGACAAAATAATACTGGATTCGGTTATTTAGGTGGCGGTGGAATAACTACTGGTGATTTTAATACCGCTATCGGACTTCAAACAATGTACGCAGCAACCACAGGCGATTATAATACAGCCTGTGGATATCAAGCTGGAAAAGAAATTACAAGCGGGGGTAGTAATACATCTGTAGGAGGTCTTTCTGGTGATGCTATAAATACAGGATCTGACAATACACAAGTAGGTCTTCTATCTAATTCTAGTTGCACAACAGGTTCTGAAAATACTTCTATTGGTGTCAACACTTTACTAAGTCTAAGTTCTGGAAGTCAAAATACTGCTGTGGGATATCAGGCTGGCAGAGGAATTTCAACAGGTAGTAACAATGCCTGTATTGGTCAAGATGCAGGCAGATCTAATTCACCATCAGGACAAATTACTACAGGTAGTAATAGTGTTGTTCTTGGTAACAATAGTATTACAAATTTATTCTGTGCTGACACTTCAATAT